GCTTTTTTCTGACTGTTCAATGCGTAATCGCGAAGCGTTGTGTCATCGAATAATGCTTCACAATCTCATTCAACACCGAACTGTTGATTATATAATGAATCAACATCTGTTGAACCGAAACATTGAACATCTGCAAGATTTTTGTTGATTGCAACTCTGAATGATTGCATACAGATTTCTGTTGCAGTATTCAATCAAGATTCATTGTCTGCGAATCTCACTCACGCCATTGAAGCAGTGAATGCAGGTTCATCAGAATATGCAGGTTCTGGTTCACTTCATTCTGCGTATGCTTGCATTTGTTTTCATTGGAATTCAGCAGAATACTTCATATAATCTGCAACTTCACAAGACAATTCAAATGTGTTTATCATTGAGAATGGTGCGTATGAAGCAGACACTGGATCAATGTCGCATATTGTAGCACTTGGGTGTGTGTTGTTGTTCAATCTACTGAATAAATGAACAGTGAAACTTGAAACAGCTGTTGCAGTCATCGTCCACGTTCAATTTGTGATTGTTCACGCAGAAACTGTTCAATCAAAGCAATAATAAGTTGTTGAACCTATTTTGAGAACTTTTCTCAAAGTTCATCAAGAAACAGAATCTCATCTTTTTGGTGTTCATCAGCTTGGTGTTCAAGTGAAAACTTTCAATTTTTCATAACTTCACAAAGCAAGTCTGAATAAATATCAAATTGAATCATTTTTCACAAATCATTCAAGACTGATTCAAGACTTGTTTTTTGTTGTGTATGAATCATATGTTTCATCAATCACACCATATCAAGAATCATCAGTTGCTGATTCTGTTGTAGGGTTTAGAACTCACGCTGTTTTTGGTAGCCATACAACTGGCGCAACAGCAGTTCATCTTGTTGTTTCGATTCAAAGTCATATTGCTGACTTTCTTCAAATGAATGCGTCTGTCATTTTGATTGTTTTTTATAGAAATAAATTATTCAACAGATTTGTTTTTATATTCAGTCAATGCTTTGACTTTTTTGTAAGCTTCTTCAAGATTCTTTGCTTCAACAGTAATTCACAAAGTTGGGAAGCTGTATTTTCTTTCTTGTTTTGTTTCAACATTTGTGATTTCTTCTTTCTCTGGGCAATTTTTACATCTTTTCGCCATTTTCTTGAAAATTAAGATATAAATTATTTTTCAATCGATGTGAATCTGCACGTGATTTCAAACACACGCAACGGCTCTTGTGTATCTGTGAATCATCGTTCGTAATCAAATTCACATTTGACTGTCTTTCAATTGCTATTATTCCAGGTAATTGTTCAAACTTTCTTCAATTTTTGCAGAACAAGGTCAGCAACTATTCTCATATTGTCTTCAATAGTTCAATAGTTTTTCTGTGTTCTGTCGAAAAGTCTGACAGTATAGTTGATTTGATTTTCATACGAACAACTGTCAAGAAGACTGACTGCTCAATTGCTTGGTGTAATAACTATCGCTGGCAGACTGATTCATCATTCAATTTTTACATCGTGATTATATACTGCTCAAACTCTTGCATTGTTTCACGTTGCAAGTTCTTGAAGTTCAGAATAGATTCTGTCTCATATTGATTTGAAGCTGTATGTAATCGTTTGTGGCATATTATTTCAACTCTTTTGATAAATCATTTGTGATTATGTTCTTGATTTGTATCTTGTTGTCTGAATATCATCTTCGCAAATATTTTCTCGTGTGTGGGTTCAAATTATTCACATATTCACGAACTTTTGCATATTTGACATCACTTCAAACAACAACTGTTCATCTTTGAATGAAATTGAAATCTGTTCAAATACTTTTTCTCAATGTTCATCAACGTCTTTTTTGATTGCTTGGTGTGTTTGGGTATTGGTCGCGTCTTCGAACTGGTGCGTTTTGTTTGGCACTGTTCTGGATCAATAATGCAACATCAGTCAAAATCAATTGAACAGCTGACGAAACACTGTCTCAAAGTTTGAAAAGTTTGTCTCGGTCTCATTCAAGTTTGACGTCCATTAGTCTCAATTGCTTTCAATAATAAATGATTTGAAGAACTTTCTCATTGTTCAATCTCGATGTTCTGTTCTATCAACTATATATGTGATTGAATCACACACAAGTTTGTCTCATACATTCAACTGAATTTTTGAATACAGTTTTCTCATTTTCAAGAAATCAACTCATTCAAGTCAGTCTTTTGTTGAAACTGGTTGAATATTGCAAGCAATCGTTGTTCAGTTTTGTGAATAACTTGCAATTTTTGTTGTTTGGTTTCTCGAATATGTATAAAGAGTCGCTTTTTTGTTGAATAGAATTCACATCGTTTTTATATTGGCAAATTAAAGTTCTTGTATTTATCAAGAAGTGTTGTGAAACTGAAATATATATCATCAGAAGTCATTTCTGATTTGTATTTGCTTCACGATTTGCTTCAAAATGTGATTTGTTCATCTCAAAGTCTGTATGATGATATTCAAATTCAATAGTCAGATTTCAATCTGTCTGGTAATTCTCAACATCACAACATCATTTCAAGAAGTTTCAAATCATCTGGTATTGATTGAAATCAAGCTGTGTATTCGACTTCAAGCATTCACCAATCATTCAATTGAAGCTTTTTGAAGATTGCACGTCTGTCATAAATAATCAGATAATCAGTTCACTTTGTTCAAACATCAGAACTTCAATTCAGTTTATCTATGCTCACAACTGGCTTGTTCTTCAAATAGAATTCAAGTCATCTTGCTGTTTCAAAAATTCATCTTGATTCGATTGTTTGCGTTCTTGTTCATTTCGCAAAATCATCAACTCAACAAAGATGATTCAATTTTGAATTTGCAGAATTCAGAACTTGTGTCAAAACTGCGTCTTGACTTGTGTCTGACGAATCGATTCATAGATATGCTTTGAATTCTGATAGTGTTGAATAGCTCATTGTGATTGATTCTGATTAAATTATTTCTTTTTGCTGACTTTCTTTTCAGCTTTCTTTTCTTCTTTTGATTCTTCTTTTGAATCATTTTCTTCAACTAATTCTCGATGATTTCAGTATGCGTTCAACAAATAGTCTGCAAGTGGTGTTTCAATAACTTCTCACTTCTTCACTATCTGTCAATCAACAAGTTCATCTTCGAGAATAGCACGGACTTTTTTAATTTCTGGCATTTTATATATCATATAAGATAAATTCTTCGGAAGAACGCCGTTTTTTGACGTTCTTCCATTGAATTATATTGACTAAACTGTTGCGTTGATTCAAAGTCAAACAGTCTTTCAAAGTCAAGCTTTTTCGTTTGCAATTGCGAATCAGAATTCCATTGTTGCAACAATCTTCACTCACTTTCAAAGAACTTTTCCGACTTCGATTTCAAGTGGTTGTCAGAATCAATATTGAATTGCTGGTTTGTAAACACAAGCGAATGATCCTTTTGTGTTGTTTCAAGCTGTTGCGTCAACAAGTCCACTTGTATTTGTAAGTGCAGGCCAGTCTCTTGCAACTAAAATGTCAATACTGAATATCTTTGCAAGAACTCCGGCAGAAATTGTTGCGTTTGGTCCGAACTTATCGGCTGTAATAACTTCTGACAAAAGAAGTGTCTTGTTGTAAACATTTGAAGGCTCAATGAACAATAAGTCTTTTAATTCTCATTGATAACGAGAATCAAGAACGTTCTTCACTGCAAGATATTGTCAAGCTGTGATTGTTCAAACATTCACACCAGTATTTGCAATTCCGACTTTTCTGATTCCGTCATCTTGTTGCACGAAATATGGACTTCAAGAATATGTTCAGTTTACGTTTCCAGATCCAGAAGCTGTGTCATCGGCGTTGATTATAACTGCGTCGATTGTTCTCGCAGCTGCTCTGTTGATTCTTTCACGAACGATTGCTTCAAGTCTGTCAGTTGCATATCTCAATTCTCTTTTTGAAATATCAACTGTTGTGATGAATTGTCATTGTGTAATCATCACTTTGTCAGTGTCTGGTCCGTGGTCTCCTGGTGTAAGAGTTCAAGCACCAGTCGTCCATTCAGAATTTCACTGGAACAAGTCAGCTTCTCCGATGATAGGAACTCTTTCAGATACGGCCATATTGTTTCCGTGGTCTCCTGGTAATAATGGCAATAATTTTGAATAGTTTCCTAACATATCAAGTAATGGGTCAGCAACTACATCAGTAGGAATCAATTCTGTTCAGAAGTTTGTTGCACCAGTGTTCATCACTTCATTGGCTTTTGCTTCTTCTTCAACTTCTGGCTTTTCGATGTTTTCATCTTCTTCTTTTACGAAGATTCAAGCTTGTTTTTTAGCTTCAATAACGATGTCTTTGAATTTCATTTTTGAAATAAATTAAATGATAAATAGATTATAAAGATTTGATGATTGACGCTACGTCATAATATCATCATTTTTTAAGTGGTCTTTTATATTGAAGTCCACTGTTGACTGGTGTGTTTTTCACAGCAGTCGCCATTCTATCAATTGTCTCAACAGACTCTGCGAAAAGCTTTGTCATTGTTTCAACTTTTGATTCAAGCGATTTGATTTTTTCATCTTTTTCTGCAAGTTTCTCATCAAATGATTTTGAAAGCTGTGCAATCTTTGATTCAAAATCGAATTGCTTTTTTGATTCAGTCTCAATTGATTTTGTTTCAACGACTTCGTCATTGTGTGTTTCAACAACTTCTTCATCGTTCGCTTGTGTTTCAACAGCGTTTTCAGAATCTTCTTCAACTGATTCTTCATCGTTTATTTCAGAATTTTCATCTGACTCATTATTCACAGATTCGTCATCAGAATCTGTTTTGTTTTCGTTGTTTTCACTTTCAACGTGCATTTCAGCTTCATTTTCTTCTGCTCACAAATCAACAACGTTCGAATGTTCAACATTCTCGTTTTTTTCTTCGTTCATCTCTTTTGTTTCAACTTCTTCGTTTGGGTGTTCTTCAACTGTTTCATTTTCATCAGAATTTTCTTCTTCTTGAACATTGTCTCATTCAACAACTTCTTCTTCATTCTGGTCGCTTTCGTTTCAATCATCAACTGACTTTTCTTCTTCATTTTCTTCAACTTTTTCTTCTGATTCTGTTTCTGATTCTTCAACTTCATCATCTTCTGGCTCAAAGTGTGTTCACAAAGGTCAGTCAACTGCGTTTGAATCAGAATTTTCTTCGTTTTCTTCAACTTCAAACATATCTTGAACACTCTTTGAAAGTGCGTATGGGTTCATCGGAATCGAAACGACTGATATTTCATAAAGTTCAAGGTCTTTGATGATGTTTGTCATATCATATGTTCAATCTGCAAGTTCACGAACATCTGTCTCATAATCTTTGATTGAATATCAAATTGAGAATGCACGTAATACTCAATTCTTTATCAAATCAACAACTCAATCAGTATTCTGTGAGATTTTTGCTTTGATCCATAATCAATTATCATCAATGTCAGCTTTTTCAACGATTCAGATTGGTTTATCTGTTTTGTGTTGAAGCAAGACAATTGGGTTTGTCATATATCTTTCAAGTGCAGACGCAAAAGCTTTCGGCTCAACAACGTCTCATCATCTGTCTTTGTCTTTCGTTGAAGCGTATCACGAAATTTCAACAGCTCAATCGTCAAGTTCTTTGACAGATTTTGTTTCTCGTAGTGATTGGAAGTATCACTTTTCTTTCACAAGTTTGAACTTTTTCATTGTTCTATTATAAGATATAAATCTATGGTGCTCTACGATACAACATTGTGCAACGACAGTTCGGTCATCACGGTGCAATATCTACTCAAACGCTTGGGTAAATATAATCAAGATTGACTCGTCATTCTTCTTCACATTCACGATGTTCTGGTCTCACTCTTGAATCGTGGCACGTTTCTCGTTTTTTTTGCATTTGTATTCACACATCATTCAATTGACTGATTGGCATATAGTTTCAATATTCGTAAGCTCTTCACATTTCACTCACTGCAATTGTATTCGCACGTGCTTGACTGAATAATCTTTCATCAAGCTTGTTTATCTGGTCGGCAACTTCTGACACTGTCAGATTGTTATCGATTCAATTTTTCAAGATTTCAATTACGTCGTGCTTTGTTGTGAAACTGATTGCTCATTTGTAATTCGACAGATTCAATTCTCATCGTTTGTTTGCATAATTTGAAATCACGTCTGGGTAATAAGTGAATCAGTTTTCTATCAACAACGGCTCTAATAATCTGAAACTTCTCTTGTATCACTTTTCAACTGCTTTTTTTATTTGTGGCTTCATATCTTCAAGCAAATCATCAACTCACATTTCTTTTCGAAATCATCACAACGGTTCATCATTTTCAACATCATATCGCTCTTTTTTCTCTGGGTATATATGCACAATCTCATTGTTCATTCTGCTTCGTGTGATTTCTATGTTGTATTTGTAATTTTCATATAATTCTTTGACGTTTGCTTCAAGAAATTTGCGTTGTTTCTTGAAAGACTTTTCAATGATTGTTCTGATTTTCAGTTCTCTTTTCAGAAGTCTTCTGTAATCTGCTGAAACGCTCATTGATTATGTCTCGTCAGAATATAAAACAGGATCAAGTGCAACATCTTCAAGCAAAACAAGATTTCTTGAAACAAGCAACTTGTCTGCGTTCTCATCGTTCAACTTCTCGAATCATCTTTCAACTCTTGCTTCATTGACTGTCATTATTCAACTTGCGACATCTTTTCTCAAAGATTCTTTTCGTTCTTGCGATTCTTCAAGCTGTTCTCAATCAACTCTGACTCGAATCTTATTGAATAAATCTGGTCTGAACATCGCAAGCAATCTGTTCAATATATGTTCGAAATCAGTTTCAAGTGGTCTGATTGTTCATTCGATGAATTCTTTTTCTTGATTTCATCAGTTTGAATAATTTATATTGTCAACATATCACAAGATTCATTTTGGCACACCAAACACTGCACAGATTTTTTCAGTTGTAAGATGTCTCTGACTGATAAATTCCATATCACGTGGTGTCAGTGAAATCGTTTTGATGTCTTTCACTCATCACGCAACAAGTGTTTTGTGCTGATTATCACTTCATTTGAATTGTGCTTCAAATTGGTCTTTTGCATTCTGCATTTCTTCATTTGAAAGATTATCATCAAGCAATAATAATGCAGACGGAATCGCTGAATTTTTATAGAATGAATAATTTGTCTTTTGTGCTTCAAGGTCTGACAGTCAATCATATACACATCAGTTCAACACTCACATTCAATCTGCTTCATTCTTTGTTGAAGTTTCTCGTTTGAAATATGCGAGTTTGTCTGGTGTCAATACTTCTGTTTTTCATTGACTGTGAAGAATGAAATTCTGAATCACTCAATATTGATCCACTGTTTTTGAAACAATTCTTGAATCAATTATGTCAAATCAGATTGTTGTTCACGATTCATTCTCAACTGGTTTGATATATAATTCACCAGAAAGCATATAATTTCTGTATAAATCTTTTTTCCACTTCAAGAAAGTTGGTGCTTTGAACAAATCAAACACTTCATCATTCAGAATATTATTATCGATGATTTGTCTCTGATTGTTTTCAAGATAGATTCAATTTCTTGAAACTGCATTTGAAATTTTCTGAATACATTGACGAATGTCTCAATTGAATTCATACAACATATAATATGTATTGATGTCAATTGAATATTCGTTTCTCAAAAGTGAAGAAAGACTGTAAAGATTGCTTCAAAAAGATTTCGTCTTTATTCACAAACTTTTTGCGACTATGCTTTTAATTTTTTCTGTGAATCACATTCAGATTTTTGTGATATAAATATCATTGTGTGCATTATAATCAGCCACTATGAATGCACAAAATAAAAAGAAAAAAAGCAAGTGTTTAGCTTGCTTTGTTCTCGTTTAGTTTGAAATCGATTTTCGGAATGTTTTCAAGTTTCACTTCGATGATGTCAAAACAATCTGGCAAAACGATTTTTTCTGGCAACTTGAATGTGTATCAACATTGTTCTTTTGCTTCTGTAAGCATATCAACATATCGATTGTATGTTTCAACAATCTTGACGAATTTGTCTTGCATTTCGTTTGCACTTGCAACGCATTGACGCAATCAATTCAAGCACTGTGCAAGATAATTCATTTTTTCATCGATTTTCATCGTTTCTTCAAGATGTCTGTCTTCTTCACATTTGAATGTGAATTCATCAATCTTTGTGTAAGTTCTTTCTGACATTGTATAAACAATAAAGAATAAAAAAGTATCTTATTCTGTTTTTTTTCTTGAATCAAGTTCATCAGCTCTTGATTCTCAATATTCAAACAGATTAGGATCAAGTTTGTCTTTTTTCTTTTGAATGTATTTTCGAAATTCAAACATCGTGATTTCTGTTGTGAATTTCTCGTGTTCTCAATCTTTGTTCACTTCATTCAAAAACATCAAGATTTGTCTTTCACACACAACAACTTCAAAAGCTTCTGCTTTTTGAACTGGTGAATATCGTTCTGATTTTCTTCTCATTTTTTCTAAAATGCAGAAATAAAAAAGCTCTTGTTTTGTTGTTGCATTGCAAGCAACATCGCGTCGATTCTGTCATCGTGTTCGCCATTCGGGAACGAAAGCAACTGTTCAATCAATATGTCGTTTCAATATCACGGTGCGAAATACACTTTCTTGTCTTCGAACAGAACTTGTTTTTCAAGAAGTCTGGTCGTTTTGTCTTTGATTGTTTTGTATTCTTGAACAGCCATTCACAAGCGTTTGAACACATTCTTCAACACTGCTTGATAAGCAACTGTTTCAACAATCACTCTTTTCGCTTTGTATCTTTCATAATTCTGAAACACAACATTCGCAGACGCTCAAATGTCTTTCTCTTTTCAGTTCAATCAGATTGATTCAAGGTGATAGATTCTGTCTCAAATGAATCACGTCATATTGATTGCATATTCATCGCTTCACTCTTTTTCACTCACTGCTGGATCAACTCAAATCTGAATGAAATCGAATTGATAGTTTCTGCAATTTTCATCATATTGAATCATATCACGTGTGATGATGTGTTGTCAAATCACATAAGGAACAAGCAAATAATTCTGATTGAATGAAATGCTTCACAGTCTGCGTCTTTCAGATTCAAGAGACGTGAACTTTTTATTTGAATCTGTGATTCATTCATTCAGTTTTTCTGCTTCTTTGTCTGTTTCAACGAATCTGTTTCGAACGATTTGATTTTTTTCATCATATATCGGAATTCTGATTGTTCTTCGATTTTTGTCTTTTGCGATGTGTTCTCTGAATCTCGGCACAAGTCAGTCTTCATATATTGTGTTTCATAAGAATATCATCTGTGTTGCGTTTGTCGTTCATCAAAGAACTTCATTCAATAAGAATTCAAAGTTTTTGTCGATTTTCTTTTTTGAATCTGTGCTCGTCATTGTATCAACATCATCGAACACAAGCAAATCTGGTCTGAATTTTCAATCAGGTGCTGTATAGTTCTTTCATCTCGGCGACGTTCACAAAGACATCGCTCTGACATAGCAGTCATTTTCTGTGATGAATTTATCAATACGTTTGATTTTCTTCTGTCATCAGCGATTCATAAATTCTGGGTAATACAAGTGTCAATAATCACGAATGAATCTTTCTCATCAGTCGGTGTCTCAAATGAAACTGTTCGCAATATAAGTCAGATTTTCTTCTGCATTCTCGATTGTCTGTGCGTATCGCATAATGTTTCTTTTTTTCTTGTATGCGATACATCGTGAAACGAACATCTGTGCAATTGTTGTTTTTGCACTTCATCTGAATCACTCAATGAACACATTCTTTCATTCTTCAAGTGCGTCATAAATTTCAACAAGACATTCTGGCGTTTCGAATGTGTAATATTCCATAAAATAGAACTTGCAAAAATCAAAGAAGTTGAATTCAAAATATTTGTTTCTCAACAAACTGCTGTTTTTCAATAATTCTATTGCTTTTTGTTTGTCCATTGATTGATAAATAATAAATATGTCAATATACTGTGTTTTTCATTCCACCGTCGGAAGCGATTCTCACTAATCTCAATCAATATCTGATTATTTGACTTTTTTGATTTTCGTGCTGAACAGAACATCAAGCGCTTCTGATTCTTCATCTGTCAGTCATTCAACCTTGCTTGCGTTCATATTGTAATTCGCTCAAATTGTTGCAGGTTCTCACAGTTCAGTCTTGAACATTTTCAGAATCTTTTCTGCGTCTCACACATCGATGTCGATGTCTTTTTTATCTTGATTCGCTTTCACGAACTTTGAGACTTGAACAAGCAACAATTGAAGAACTGCTTTCTTTCATTTCATCAAGTCTTCAATTGGCACAGATAATTCATTCGCTTGTTTCTCGGCTTGTTTCATCAATGCTTTTTCAACAATGTTCTTTTTTCGTTCTTGTTTCTCTTTTGTTCGTCATTTTGTTCTTTTCGTTCGCTCTGAATTATATGTCAGTCATTTATCAGTGATAAACGCTTTCACTTCATCAAAATCAGATTTGAAGAATTCGAGTTTCAAAGCTGAATAATCGTGAATCTTCTTCATCTATAATTTTTTTAATAAATAAATGATGATTCTGCGTCTTCGTCTTTTCTTGTTTGTCTTGAATAGATTGTATGCGATATAATCAAGCAATCTTTCAACAAGATAGCACAATTCAAGATTTTTCTGTTTGTAGTTTCTGCTTGTGTTGTTTATCACAACTCACAGCAAATTTTCCATTTTGTCTTTGTTCATAGATTATTCGTTATCAGATAAAATTTCATCAATCTCGATTTCTCTGTTTGTGCATTTGATTTTTTGCTCTGGTCTCAATCAGTGAAATCTTTTGATGATAACTTCACAATACAAAGGATCTAATTCCATAAGAAACGATTTCTTTCAAAGTTGTTCTGCAACAATCATTGATGTTCAAGTTCATCAGAACAAATCAAGAACGCTGTCTTTTGCAAAATTTTTGATGAAGTGTTCTGCAAACTCGATTGAGAATGTTGCACTGTGAATTTTTGAATATTCGTTTTTCATCTGTCAGCTGACGTGAAAAATATTCTGCAATGTTCATCTGAATGGTATTGTTCAGATTGCACGATTTCATTTGTGGCTGAATACGTGAATGTATTCGAAACTTGAATTCAGAACGTTTTCTCACATTGCAGGTGCGCTTCGTCATTTATCTCGAATGATTGTGTCTGCGTATTGGTCTTTCATATCATACAGATAATCAATCAATGATATTTTATTTCACGCAAGTGATTGAATGTTCACAAATGAATATTCAGAATGTTCAAGTGAAAGTTTTGTGAATGTTTCAAGAAATTGTCTGTATTCTTCTGAATCTTTATCGTCAGAATCGTTTTCATATTTTGAATCATCTCATCTCATTCACGCATTCAATTTCGCATTCTTTCAGACGTTGTATGGTGGCGAAGTGAATGATATGTCTGCACGTTCATCTCACATCAATTGTGCAACGTCATTTTCGTTTGTTGAATCTCAACACATCAATCTGTGATTTCATAGTTCAAAAATATCTCATTTCTTCACAACTTTCGCAGTTTTTGAGATTTTTGATTCAACATCTTTGACTTCTGTTTCTGGTTCTTCTTCTGGGAACATATCTCAAAATAAATCATCAATCGTGATTTCTATGTCTCAAATGTTGAAATTTTTTATCGTTGACAAATCATATTGCAGATTCTCAATATCTCGTGGCGATTCGTTCAACTTATTATCGAGAATTCTCAATTTTTTCACTTGTTCTTCTGTCAGTGTTTCAGCTTTCACGCAAGGAACAGTTTTCAATCACAATTTTTTTGCTCATTCAAGTCTTCAATGTCAGATTATCACGATGTTGTTTTTATCAATCACAAGTGGCTGTATGAATCAGAACTCTTTGATTGAATTTGCAAGACGATTGACTTGTGTCTCATCGTGTTTCTTGTTGTTGTATTCATAAGGAATCAACGAATCAATTTTGATTTCTTGAATTTTCATTGTGCGTTGTTTTGTTTATGAAATAAATTTTTGTCAGTATTTGAATTTTGAAATATCAATTTTCATTTCTTCACATTGCTTTCTCAATTCTTGATTTCTTTCAAGCATTCGATTGATGTCAATGCTTCATTTATTCATATATTCAATGTGTTTCGCTTGAAGTTCATCATATCTTCAAGGTCGTTTTTCATTGAATCGTTGACTTGCTTCAATTGGGTTTTTATGTCGTCGATTGATGTGGCAATTATAGCACAAAGCTTTGATGTTGTATGGATCGCTTGCAAGTCTGTGGTCTCTTGCTTCATTGATGATGTGGCTTGCGTGAATTGATGTCTGTCTTGCTGTTTTTCAACAATGCTGACAAGTGTATTTGTCTCTGACTTTTGCAATCAATTTCGCAAGCTCAACATTTTCATCATTCAGCTTTTTTTTGCTGATTTGTTGTTTCGTCTTTTTTCACATAAAAAAAGAAAGCGAAGATAAATACGCACGTATCGTCAACGCTCTACAATTTCCGAATATCTTATGTCAATATGATATTATATTATTTTGATTCAAAACGAAATCTTTTTGAAAAAAGTCGGAATTTCCGACTTTCTTGATTCAAGATTTTTGTGTTTCTATATAAACGAATGAATCGTTGCAAGAATCGAAAACAAAAGTGAAATAATCAATTTCGAATCTTGAAAAGTGAATATGAATATCAATCAATAGATGATTGAAAATATTGCAAATAATACTGACATTTTATTTCAAAATAGAAACTAAAAATTCCAAAGGCTCGTCTTCAATGCTCAACATCATAATCAAACACTCATCATCATTGTATTCGCTGATATATTCTTTTGCTCATCGTTCATTTTGTTCAATAGCTTTGTATCAAATTGTCTTGATTTCATATTGTTTGACTTTGTTTTTTCTCACTAATCGACTAATGAATCACAGCTCTTTTGTTTTGTATAGAAACGGCTCTGTGTCTCTGAAATGTGCTGGGTTGTGAATTCATTTTTCATTCACTTCGTCTGTTCGAAATTCTTGATACAATTCTTCAAGTTTTTTGTAGTCTTCTTTTTGCATTTTATTTCAAAATAGAAAGTAAAAGTTTGATTGGGTCATCTGTAATTGCAAGCAACATCAATGTTGTGTAATATCTTTTTTCTTGTGCTGATTCATATATTCATCATCATTCAAGCTTGAAGTATGGGTTTTTTCATCTCAATTTGTCTTTGTCAATCAAATCTTGTTCAATCAATCGTTTGATGAATCATTCTTTTTTGCTGATTATCATCAATTCTGTGTTTGGGAATATGTCTTCATCATAAGCATAGACTGGCTTTCAATCTTTGATGAATATTGTTCATTGACTATACATATAATCAAGAATATTATTTTTATCAAAATTTGGCTTTCGCCGTCGCAATAAATCAATAAGCTTTTGCATTTTTGCAATTTTTTATGAAATAAATTTCTTTTTTTGATTTCGTTCGAAGAAATAATCTTTCAAAGTCAAATGTGTTTCGTTGTTTTCGTTCGCTTCTTCAATATATTTGTATCGGTCGAACAATATTTCTGATGAAATATCGTATGTCAAAGCAACTCGAATGTCAGCAATGTGAAAATAGTATTTCTCATTCACAACAATCGTTCTTTTCATATATCAAGCAAGATATTCACATCGGTCTCGATTCTTGCAGTTTCAGAAATATATCTTGCAAAACAAATTCACTATTCTTTCACATCAAGTCTGATATTCAGTCAAAGCTCTGTGTCTTTTGATTCTTCTTGTTTTTTCGTCCATTTTTATCTTGGCAACAAATAAAAGCAATATCACGGCATTTCTCAAACTGGCATTTTTGCACATTCGATTGTCTTTGGAATAAGTGCAATCGATACAGCAACGCAAATCGTGATAATCACAACTGCGATTCGTTCTGAAAAAGTCATTTTCATTTTTATTGAATATTTCAAGATAAATAGTCGGTTGTGCAGTATGCTGGCACATACAAATGATATTCGATTGCTCTTTCACAATGTTCTTTGTCGTGTTCATCTGAAAGTCTGCTCATATATGCTGAAAAGTTTTCAATACATACAGCGAATCAGAACATAAATCAGATTCATCAGATGATACAACATACTCAAATCAATGCTTCTTTCATTTTCGCAAATGTTTATGATATAAAACTATTCTTCTACTACCTTGAAATTATCTCGTATAAATTCTTCAGTATCTTTTAAGATACTCGAAAAGCTTCAATATCAACGCATTATCTCAATTGCTTGTGTATTCTGCACCGTGCTGATATTTTTTCACAAATAAATATTGCAATCTCGGTCATCTGTATAGAAGAACTCACATTTGATGTATAGATTTCTCAATCTATAGATTAAAGTTATTTTGTCTAATTTTCATTTTGAGAAATCAAAATCTTTCATTTTTCTATTCATTTTTGTGAATTTTTTTGAAATAAAATCTATCAAACTTTTTTTCGACATCATCATTTGAATTCATATACTCATTCAATGAATTCTTCAAGGTCGAAACTATGCTGTCAAGTGTTTCAACATCATCACGATTGTTCAAATTTTTCTGATACACTTCGAATTGCTGGTCGTTCGGGTGCTCATTTTCGTTTTGCATATTCTCATTCTGCAAAAATCGAATTGTAAGGTCAGAAAGGGAATGTTTTCGTTCTCGGTATCAAATCAGTTTCTGTTCAAAGTGAAACAATTTTGATTCAGACTTTTTCGCATTCTTTCAAGAACTTTTCTGTGTTTTTTTTCGCAACTGCGAATTTGTCATTGAATTCATCAATTTCATCTTTCATCTCTTGTGAAATATTCTGAATTCTTTCTTGCAAATCTTCAAAAGTTTTTTCGACTTTCATTTTTTTTCTCTTGTTTATGAAATAAAATTAGTCTTCAATTTTTTCTCGTGAAAATTGAACTTGTCATTTGATTTCGAATTGTGATAGATATTGATAGATTGATTTTGCTGTTTCTTCTGTTCAACACATAAACAGAAAAGGAATATCAAATATATGAAATCATTTTCTGTGTCTGATTATCTCATCACAATTCTCAACACGATGAAATCAATTTTCATCTAAAAATTTCTTGAAGTTTTTTTCATCGATTCACATTCTCTGTGAAGCGACTTGAATGTCTAAATTTCACAACATCATTTTTTCTCTTGTTTAGTGAATAAATCTATTCAACATCATCTCAATGTCGGCTTCAATTTGCGAATCATTGCTCATATTGTTGAATTGTGAAATGTTGGTCTTGAACTGTTTTGTTCAAATCATAGTTTTCTTTTTCAAGCTTGTTCAATTTTTCTGCTTGTTTTCTGATTGTTTCATCTTTTTCTGAAATCTGTTGCTTCAATTCATCAATTCTTTTGTATTGTTCATTCAACAATGATTTCAGACTTTCGTTCATCATAGATGAACTCATTATTCTTCACATTTTTTCTCTTATTTATGATGTAAAATTATTTTTCATCATCTCGTCAGTATCGATTGATGATTGCTTTCATTTTGTCTTTGTTGTTTCAAATACGATAGCAGATTGACTTGTATTTCACATCATCGTCATCATATCGTTCAAGATATTTGTGCGTTGCTCAAAGTTCTTCTGCTTCTCATTCTTCAAGATTTGGGTCATCAAGACAATACATCAAGCATTGACTTTGTCATTTGATATATATGCGTTCTTTGTCTTCTGCAACAACAATTCAACGAATTGGGTTTCAAACTCAAATGTCGCACATCACTTCGCTTCATTCTCGAAATGTTTCATCATATCGAACATTGAATGCTTTGATGAATATCAATATTCAGAATATGATTCACAAAATCAGTATTGTTCAAATAAGTGCTTTTTTCATATTTATCTCAAAAAAGAATGTAAAAGGTCCAAAGGTCGAAACGAAATCGAAAGCAACATCAGAATCACATTTTCAAGTGTATATTTTTTCAACAGTTCAACGAACATTGAATCATCTGCACTCAATCTTTCAACATCAATCTTGTCTGTTTCACACAATCGTTCAATGAACAAATATTTTTTGCTCAATATTTCAGATTCAAAACATTGCATTCTGTTTTCATCTCGTTCTTGTCTTGTCATTGGGTCATTGTTCGTTTCAATCTCGAACTGATTCAACAATTCAACAAGTTTCTTATAATTTAGCGACTTCTTCTGCGACTTTGTCATATTTTCATTTCTCATCAGATAAAATTTCAGACTTTAATTGTTTGTAATCTTTCAATCATTCTGCATTTCGTCATTCAAGCACGTGAATTCTTGCGAACAATCTTTCAATTCATTTTCTCAATCTTTCATTTTCAGTTTCAAGATTGTCAATCTTTTTCAAATCTGAACAGTGTTTTCATCGCAATATGTCATATCTTTTTTTCATCTTTTGATGTTTTCGATTCAATTTCTGATATTCTGTTTCTGTATCGAAGAAACGACTTCTCAAATATTCATTTTCTTCATCAAGTCAGCTCGTTTCTGCAATCATTTCTGAAAGTTGTTCATCTTGTATCTTGCGACAGCTTGAACATCGAAGTGCTGGTCATCAATTGAATCTGTCTGGAATGATTTTGTTGCAAATTCTACAATGATTCATTTGTGTTTGTGTTGTATGAAATAAAAAGTGCATATTCTTCAATCAGTTTGTCGAGTTTCTTTTTCAGCTCTTTTGCTTCAATAATGTCATCAGTCTCATTTCGTTTTTGTTCAGTTTCACGTATCATTCTTTCATATTCATCTTTGAAAACTTTTGCTTCATCTGAATGATACGTGATTCTGATTTCATAATCATCTGGCTTGTATCTTCTTTCTTTGACTGTATAAGCTTTCACATACAAATCTTTTTGTCATCTCTTTTTTCTGTCTTTACATTTCAGTTGAATCTTGATTGCTTCTTCTTTTGAATATCATTTTTGAAGTCTTCAATAGAATTTCTGCTTCGGTGGTTTCGGTTGTGGTTGTTTGTTGTATCGTTCAAGCTCTGCTCAATATTTCTTGCTTCTGACTTCATATTTTCTTTCAACTGGTTTCATTGCTGTGAATGGATCAATTCAATGTTTGATTCTCTGATAGTAAACTGACATTGAACATTTCAGTCAAAGAAATTTATCATACAATTCTTTGATTTGTGATTTTCTCATTTTGTTTGCATTAAGAAAATAAATTTTATCTTCTTATGCTGAATGTCGCTGGATCAATGCTTCAATAAATTGTTGAAAGACACGCTGTCATATTTTTTTCTCGGTGTGATTCACTCGTTGCATATCTTTTTCAATTGTCGTTTGTTTCTTTACAACTTCACGCATTTGAAAGACATCAAAGTGTTTGTTTTTTTCACAAATATCTGTTCGTCAATGTTTTTCAAATATCTTCAAGTCAAGATTCCATAAGTGCATAAGTTGGTCTTTCTCATCTGTCATTGCTTCACACACTTCAAATATTTTTTCATCAAGCTCATCTGTTTCATCAAGATGTTTCTGCGACTGTAATGCACAGAATCACTCATTCTGTGATTCAATAGTGATTCTCGACTGCTCGAATCTGTGAAGCGTCAAGTCAATATGCTGTTGCAAGATTCTTGAATTTCTCGTGTGAATCATTTCATTCAACGATTGGCATTTCTTGTGCGTCTCAACTTGCATTCAATTTTCACGGTGTTCGGTCTTCTGGCTCACAACCTATTCATCAAATACAATTTCAGTTTTCATCTTCAAGCAACAATCATTGTGATTCTTCTTTTTGCTCAACATTCTTTGTGAACGCTTTTGAAAGCTCTAATCAATACTCATTCAGCAATCTGCTTTTTGCTTCTTCATTTGCTTTGTTCAGTTCATCTGCTCTTGTTTCAATCTGTTGCAATTCTGATTCGTTCATCTGAATCTGATTCAATATTTCTTGAATTGGCTCTGATTTTGCGAACACTGTTCTGTTCAATAATAATATTCAAAGCACAATCACGATGATTGTGAATATTATGCTCAATAAATAGATAAGTCTTTGTTTCATACTAATTGATTAAGGAATAAAAAGCTTCTCGTTCGGGTTTCAATTGTTGGGTCTTCTGGTGTGCTTCAAGAATTGAAATGTTCAATGCTTGTTTCAAAGTCATCATCATTTCAACTCTTGCAAGCTTCCATTCTCATTTGCAAATTGCGAACAATTTGTCTTTTTCTATCGATAATCATTTATTGATGATTTTGTCTTTTGTTTCTGTCATTTTGTTTTGATTAAATTGTAAAGTCTTTCTTCATTGATAATTTTATCACATTGATGTATTCAACAACGTTGTTTGCTTTGTTCATAAGATTCTCATACGTTGCTTTTGCTGTAATCAATGCAAGTTCACGTTCAAAGAACTCATTGTCGCAGAAAGCTTTTGCTGTTGTATCTGTGAAAATCTTTTTTCAATCTGCGTCTTTCTTGTCTTTCAACTCAATCAGACGCAATCAATAATCACGGTCGAATACAAGTTTGTCTTCAAGATATTTTGATTTGATTTCAATCACTTTGTCTTCAATCACATCTTGAAGTTCAAGCCAGTCGAACATATCTTGTTCGTTTAGTTTCAATCATTTCTTTTTGAATGATTCATATTTGTCGATTATTTCTTGTATGTTCATTTGTTCAGTCATAAGAAAGATAAAATTTTGTCAACTTTTGATTCGAGTGAATCTTCTTTTGTATCTGCGAACAAATCTTTCTGTTCAACGTGATTGATTGGCTTTTCTGATTCAATTTTCTGTATTTTTTCATATTCTCTTTGTTCTCTTTCAAGTTTCTTTGCACATTCTCTGCAAATTGGTTGTATCAATCTTTGTGCGTTTTTGTCTGGATCTTTTCTGAAATATTCAAGATTGCTCGGTTTGTATTCTTTACATATGCGACATCTTGTATATATCACATCTGTTTCAACACAGATTCTGACATTTTCGAAGTGATATTTTCAAACACTTCTGATTCTTTTTTTCTCTTGTTGCATTTTTGTTGATTTATTAAATGATAAAAAATTATTCAACTTTTGCTCGAATATCAGCAATTTTCAGTTTCATATCTTTGCTGATTGAATATCAAAGTTTCTGAATGTCAGTCAACAATGCGTCTGACGTATCAAATTTTTTCAAATAATCTGTATTTTTTGTCAATGCTTCAAGTTGTTCTTTGTTGAATCGTTTCGTTTCTTTTTTAGTTTCAGATTTCTTTTGTTCTTCTTTCACTCTTTTTTCTGTGTTTTCAGTTGTATCGAAATCAAGTGAATTGTCAGAAATTCAGAATGCTGTTTGTTTCAAATAGCGTTCGGTGAACGTCATACATCATCAAATTTGTTGTGCAACATTGGTTGCTTTGATTTCAGGAATTGCAGTTGCTCAAATGAATTGCATTGTTTCTTCTGTATCAATATCAAACACTGTCAATTGTCATTCGATTCACAATTCATCACGAATCAAATCAAATTTTGTGAACAGTCAGAATTCTTCACACGCTTTTTCAACGATTGAACAAACTTGTTCTGGCGTGAAATATGAATAGTTTGAAAAAGTGTTTTTTCATTCTTTTGTCATTTTTTGTGAAGCGATCCATTTTTTCGCTTCTGCAAGTTTTTTTAAGATGTTTTTCATTTCTCTTGTTTTTTAATGGTAAAAAGTGGGTATGTTTTTTGAAATCGGCGAACTGTTTCTTTTCTCTTTTCGATATTATCTCAAAACAGTTCAATGTATTCGTCAAAGTTCTTGAATCATATTCTGCGAAGAAAGATTTTGAACAATGGCTGTGTTTCTCGTTCGGTAATTCATTCAATCGGCATTTTTACAAATATTTTTGAAGTAAATTTTGCACAATCTCAACATTCACACGAAATCAATTTTTGATTCTATCATCAATCTCTTTCTGTAATTGTTCGCGAACGAATCTGTCTTGTGAATACAATATTTGTTCAACATCTGACAATTGCTTTTTCGTGATTGTTTTTATGTTTCATTTTGCGATTGCTGTGTCTCATATTTGAACATACAAGTCAGCATTTTTTCGCAATTGAACAACTGTCTCAAATTTTGCAGGTGTCTCAAATATCGTTCAGTCATAGCATTCGACATAAGTCATTTCTTTATAAACTTTGATTTGATTCATTCTCTTGATTAAATTGTAGGTAAAACGATTTGATTCGATTGTGCTTTTCAAATGTCATTCTTGCACGTCTGCATAAGAACTGCAAGATTGCGATAAATCGATTCTGCTGATGTAATTTTCGAAACGTGGTATTTGTTTTTCGAAATCACTTGAAGAATGATGTCAAGCGTTTCTTCTCGTGTGTATTTTCAAGCTTGAATCGATTCAAGTTTGTTCAGTTTATCAATCAGAAGTTTTGCATATCTGCGATTGTTTTTGACTGTTCAATCTAATAGTCATCAATTATATGATTTGATTCTCGTCAGACATTTATTCACTTCTTCATTTCAATACTGAACAGAATCTTTTGATTCTGAATCATCATTTATGATGATTTTATTATTGTTTGTATTATCTTCATATTCTTCATATACTTCTTTTCTTCATATGTTTTTCTCTGTTTCGTTCTGTTTGTTTTTGTTTTTGTCTGTTTTTTTCTGTTTTGATAGCTTTTCAAAGCTCTTGACTGCGTTTTGATTTCATTGCATTGATTCAGATTTTCTTTTCAGTTCTTCATCTGATTTGTCAATCGAATACATCGCAGAAGTCAACAACGCGTCGATGATTGGATCAGTGGGCTTGATTCAATCAAGTCAATATTCAAGCAATGATTCATAATATTTTCACTTCATCGAATCATCAAGCTTCTTTCAAGTTTCAAGAAACAAGCGAAAACATTTGAAATAGTTTTTATTCGTCATCTTGCTTGAAGAAAAAATTGAAATAAAATTTTCGAACTTTTTTTCATCACATACATCAAATGAGAAACGGAATCGTATATACATATAGTCCAGCTGGCGTGAACATTCACACAATAATGCTCACAACTATTGCAACAACTCATCTGATTCTCATCTGATTTTGTGATTAAATAAAAAGACTCGAACCTTTGTTCGTTCGAATCTTACACACAAATCAATTCAGACGAACAAAGATGTTGTGTCGTTCATTTCAACATCTTTGTTTGTCGGAATTAAATATGATGTGATATTGAACGACAGTCAAGTTTGTTGCTGTCGTATCGGTTGACATAAGCTACTTCGGAATTGTAGAACCTTGACGATACGAATAATCTCTTGAAAAAAGTCATCAATTTTTTGCAATCAAAGACATTTTCATTCGATTTTCAAACTTAACTAAAATCTATTATATAAAAATTTTCAAAAAATGCAAATTTTTGACGACTTTTTTTTATAAAAAAAATTAAATCGAAAAAAATCAATTCTTAATTGAATTTTCAAATAGCAGGTATGAAGCCTTGAAACGAAAAAAAATGACAAAGTTTTGACTTTTTTATTTTTAATGATATTTTCGCTGTTGAAATTTTATACACGAATCGAATCATATTGATCCAGTAATCGTGAATCGTTCATATGATAATAATGAAGCGTGATTTTTGGGTCTGAATGTCTCATCAATCTCGTCGTTGCTTGTTGCGATAATCAAGAATAAACACAACGCATTGCGAATGAATGTCTTTCTTGATGAAGACAAAGTTGTTTATTTTTCGGAATCATTCAATCTTCTTTCATTCTTTTCACTATCAGAAGCAAATGTTTTCATAATAAATGCGAACTGATTTCTTTTCATTTTTCTTTCTGTCATAAACAGATGAAAAGCTTTTCAATATCAAGATGTTTGTATTTTTGATTCAATATGTTTTCATATTCAAACACTTTCTTCTGTAATTTTTCAGAAAAAAATACTGATTCATATCTGTTTCATTTCACAAGAACTTTGAATTGTCTGTTCTCGTTGTGAAAATCTTTGAACTTACATCTGACGATTTCTGATTTTCTCAATCAAGTTTCTCGTGGAATTTCAATCATCAGTTCATCACGCAGTCTGATTTCTTCTGACTTTGAATATTTTCTGATTGCAACGTGCAGAAGTTCAAAATCTTCATTTGACATCGGTTCGCGTTTCACTGGATCTTGTTTGAACATCGGAATTTGTTCTCGATTAAATTTCAAACGCATTCAAAGAATATTGCAGAATCTGAAAAAATTTCTGATTGCACAAATCACATTGTATTCAGCAGTTCTGCTCGGTATTTTTCATCTTGAATTTTTTGTCGTTCTGTAATATACAAGATAATTGATTATTTCATACAGTTCAAGTTCTTCAATCTTGAAATCTTTCTTAATTGAAGCGAAATATTTTCAGAAATTTCTTATCATATAGAAACGATTGACTCGTGAACTGTGATTTCTGACGTTCTGTTCATAGTCAAGCCGTTGTTGTAATATATCATTGAATTCATTCATCTATAAAAAACATAAGCAAATAAAAAATCGCGTGTTTCATAAGCTTATGTCAACGACACAATATATATATTTTTTCTTTGAAATGTCAAGTATTGAAATTGAATATGGTTTCCGTATATTGTTTTCATTTATATCATAAGTCGTTCACAATGAAAAAAGTATTATTTTTGATTCCGTTCTTGATGTTGGCTTGATGTGAAACTGCGACAGTTCAAGAAGAAACTGTTGTTGAAAATGCAGAAGAACAAACAAAAGAAGAAGTTGTTGTTGAAGAAAAAAAAGAAGAAACTGTTTTGTATATCGGCGATGATGAAGCTTGATTCGTAATGGACACAGAATCTGGTCCAATATATTTATTTCCAGCAATGCTTTCAGAAGAAACTGAATTGAAAAGCAATAATCAGTTTCAAGAAGACGCAGTTGCTTGACAGTATTCAAAATTTGCTGTTGTTTGATTTTTATTTGTAAACGAGTCAAAAGAAACATTGAATTTCAGCGTGTATGATATTCCTGACTTGTATGATTCAGAATGAAGGTCATATCATACAAGTCCAGATTATACATATAATTTCTATCTTCCGACAGCTGTGTTGGATCTTGAAGTTCGTCCGTGAATTCCGACGCAATGATTTGTTGTTTATGAAGTCTCAAAAGATTCAACTTGATTCTATATGCAATCACAGAATTGAAAAATAATAATGCAAGAAAGAGAATAAAAGAAAAGCACCGAAGTGGTGCTTTTTTCATACGAAGTAATTCATTGATAATTATTGAGACAAAATTTTCAATTGATTATTGATATATTCAAGCCGTTCGTTTCTTTTTCGTTCATTTTCTTCGTGCAATCTGTTTTGATATTCAAGACTTTTTGTCAGATGTCGCAACCTTGAAGCTGATTCTGTATGTGTGAGAATTTCAGCTTTGATTGTGTTCAATTCTTTGATTCTTTCAAGATTGTCTTCTTTCACAAGAGTGTATGTATAGAATCGCTGTCAATAATTCGTCATTTCTGAAAGTTTATGTGCAAGTCAGAAAACATTGCAGTCTTTTTTTCAATCAGTTGTTTTTCTTCAAGAATATGAATCTTTCACGCTTGTCTGTCATAATTTACTGATAATATTGAATGCGTGTCAGTTCGTCAGTTTTCAGAATTCACATCATTCAACGAATGCGTCTTTCTTATAGTCAGCACGATATTCGGCTGTGATACATCAATTTCATCAAATCGTGTATTTTTTAGCAAGAAGTTTTTCAATCGCTTTTTCATTGAACTTGTTCACAGTATAGAATGCAACTTTTCAGAATTGCTTTGAAAGTTCAGAAGCGTTGTATTTCTTACAAACAAGTCTGAATGCGTTTTTCGTCAATCGTCAATGTCATCTGATTCTTCATCGTTCTGGCTTGTATGATTCTTCATCATACTCTTTGATTTCATCAAGACTGAATCAATAATTGATTAAGTCAGCAAGACATCAAATCGCATTGAAAATTGTGCAAGAAACTTCACTTCGGTCTTGATTTCATTGATTTCGTTCGAATCTGATTTCATCTTTCTCGTAAAGTTCTGGCAGATTATCAATATCAGCTTCTTGAAGCTGAAAGTCTGTGTATTCATATCAATCTCACAGACATCAAATTGTTTCTTCAAACATTTGAATATTTTATGAAATAAAATTCTATATGAACGCCGTTCTTTTAGCTTCATTTGATAGGCTCACGGCGTTGCTGGTCTTCTTCAAGTCTGCACAAAGTTTCGAACAGACATTTTCTGCAAGATTCACGCTGTATGTTGTGCTTGCAGATTCTCAAATGTGAATATTCGTATCATTCTTTTTTTTCCATTTTTTTGACTTTTTATTCATAAATATTTTGACGTTTTTCGCTGAAAAGTCAGTTCTGAACGAAAAATTTTTTCAGAAAAAATTGACTAAATCGGCAAGAATTTTTTGATTTTTTCAATGATTTTGTCGATTCATTCTTTTCGTGATAGCAATCACAGAATCTTTTCATTGAACTCTTTGATTGAATTCATCAGTTCTTTGATGTCGTGAACATCAGTTTTCTGATTCTGTTCAATCTTTTTTTCAAGTTGATTGATTCTTTCAGTCATTTCTTTGTTTTCTTCAATCAACTTTGAGACTTGTGCGTCAATTATGTTGTTTGACATTTTATGAATTATCGTTTATAAAATAGCGTCTTTTTTATATCGTTCGTATGGATCAAGAATGTTTCTCGAAGTCAACGTTTCAAGCAATCGTTCACGCACATCTTCACGCAATGCTTTTTCAGACAATCAGACTGTTGTGATTAGTTGTTCAGCAATCATCTGATTCTGAAACAGCGTATGAATTGCACGATGTGTCGTGTTTCTCAACAGTTCAAGATTGATTGATTCACTACTTCAATGCTGACTTTTTGGCAGTATGTGATGAATGCTGTAATTGTTTTCAAGTTTTCACATTCAAGCTTTTCTTATATGCTAAAATGATTCTCTTGATTTTCTTTCTATTCCACCAACTCGTGAACTTATAAATGATATAATCTATCATACTTCTCAAAAAAATAAAAATCGTATAATCAAAGAAAGCACAATTGCTGTGATTCGCTTCAATATATACGTTTTTGTTTTCTTCATTTGTTCTTTACATTATGATGTAAAGTCAGACTTTTTTTCTTCATCTTTTGGTTCTATTTCATCATTCTTTTTATTTATCAAGCTTTTGATAATTTTCACAAGACTGTTCAACAACATCTTGAATGCGTCAACTTCTGGCAATTCTTCTTTGTAATTGATTGAATATATGTGTCAGATTATTGAATATAATTCACTGAAAACAATCATTCAAACAATTGCTGTAATCAGTGCTTCAATTCACGGCATTCAAGTTCGTTTCAATCATAATGCGACAATGAACGGCAAGACTCGTCTTGCTCATTTTTTCATCAATCATCATTGTCGTTTCTTGCTTTCAATTTTTTCTCATCTTGCTTTTGCAGCCAGAATTCAAAAAATAAAATCAAGAATCAGCATTGCAGTCATAATCAATAATCATTCTTGACTGATTGCGAAATATTCCAATATTCACGCAACAGACAGTCATCAAAAGACTCAAACTGCGAATCATTCAGCTTCTGTCATCTTTTACATAAAAACGCAAATAAAAACAATCGCAAGCAAGCTCACAACAATCAAGAACTTGAACAATGCAACGTCGAATTTGAAAAAGCTGACAAGGAATATAATTCAACAAGCAATCATAAGAATCAGTTTCAATCGCATTTTGATATAATTACGAACTAAAATTTTTCAAGAATTTTGTCTATGAATTCGATTGTGAAATCATTCGTTCATTGATTTGAATTATCAAAGTCGAAATCATTCATCGGCAATCTCATCGGCGTATATGCTTTCATCTCAAATTCTCTGTAATTGTTTTCTTTTTCATCGTATCAGAATCTCGCAGAATCTGTTCAAGCTCGAAGAACTGTCGGCTTCATTCAGAATCAAACACTTGCGTGATGAAGACAAGAATCACATCAAATCACTTTGTATTTCGAACACAATCAAACGATGTATCTCAAATCAGTGATTTTTCTCAATGTGTTCACTCATCTCAATTCTGGCTGTTTTTCGCTTTCGCAAGTATAGACTGTGTATCATTTTTTCATCAATTGTTCAGCGATATATTGTGCTTGTTCGACTGGAATTGAACGATATGATTTGTCGCTTCCGTTCAAGTCCATTGTGCTTCCGAAAGGCTGAAACAACACAGCATTTCAATCAAGTCTATACGCTTTTTTTTCTCGTTCTGCAAGAAATAGTTGTGGGTATATGATTTCGTTGAATCAGAATTGTTCTCATACAATCTTCAATCGATTTTCTCAATCATTGAAGAATTTTGGGTTTGTATAAGGCTCAATTTCAACATAATCATTTCAACGAATCACATCTTGAAACAGTCTTCTGTCTCATAATCAATGCACACTTTCAATGAATGGGTTTCACCAGAAAGCAAGTGGTCGTGAAGCAATCACTTTCACTTTTCTTTTTTTCGCAACTTCTGAAATGATTCAAGTCATTGCGATGTTTCTTCACAATCATCAATCGATTTTTATCACAAGCGTTGAAGAATGTGAATCTGAAACAGCTCTTGCACGTTTTTCAAATTCATCACGTGCTTTTCTCTGTTCTTCTGTGAAAATACATTGAACAGCTTTTTTCTCTTGTTTGTCTGACATTTTTTGATTTTATCATATAAATGCGATTATATTATAATCACAAAAGATGAATGCGTGAAATTTTTCGAAAATATGCAAGGTTTCTCGTGATTTCTTGCACAATAATTGTTGTGCAAAGTTCAAGTGTTCAAACAGATTTCTGACGAAAGCCGAGTTCAGACACGCTTGCATATTGGAAGCTTGAAAGCGATTACAATGACACGATGTGAAATTATAATTCAAATTGACAATACAATGTTTGATTCACAACGCTTTCAAGTTGAAAAAAAGTTGCAAGATTGAATTCAAGCACTTGATGAATTTCTGTTCCTTGAAATATTGCGAATCAATTGAATTGAGATTTCACAATTGCTTTTCGATTATATTTGACTTGAACAAAATCAAGCTATACTTTGACTTTGTGATTCTGGAAAGATACAAACCCATATTATTGACCGAATGTCCGAATGAGAACAAGTTCAACAAATCTTCAATTTCGTCTTGCAGAAGTTTCTTGATGATATGTTGACAGTCCAACTTCATATACAGCAATTCAGAACAAACGAATTCATATTTGTCGAATAAGAAAAAGCAATGTGAATAAAATATACATAAACGCAAATCTTGATTCTTCTTTCACGTCAAGTCTTTGAACAACAAATTGAGATACTTGACGAATTTTATCAAGAAACACAGCTTGACAGTCGTTGAATTCTTGAAGTATGTGAAGCGAAATGATTGTTGAAAAAGTTTGACGAGATGAATCAAAACTTGTATCATATTTCAACAAGAACAAATCACTGTATTGAATATCATAAAAAGAAAGCACACTTGAATGTGTGCTTTTTCTTATCGTGGAATGTTGCTTCATTTCGTGAATGTTCAACTTCACGAATTTGTATAGAATTGTTTGTTCGCAACATCAAGAAGTCAAATCACATTGTCGCTTTTACGATAGCACGGACGAAAATCTCTCAACAATTCTGTATTATGATATAATTGCAATCGATATAATCTTCAAGAAAATGGACGCTGAAAACTTCAATTACAGTTCTGACAGAATATATACCACGACGGCATTTGTATATTACTTCATACTGAAATTCAAGTTTTTGTCATTCAATTTATTGTGAAAGAAGCATTTCAATTATAGTTGTATGAAAATTCATAGTCTGTGCTTGCGTCTATTGTTCAATTATCTTCTCATCGTTGCTGATACATTATTCACGACCACTGTGGCTTTGAATTTCAGCCATTGAATTGAAATCAATATCTTTTGTTGTCTGTGCTTGTTGTGTTTGATAAGTCTATCAAAACAGATGTCGCAATAGTAGTAATTCTGAATTTTCAAAGAATTCAGAACTTTGCGTCGTTTGGTGCAATTCAAGTATTGATTCTTTGTGTTCAACTTGACTGAATATATTCAACAGCTTGATATTTTCACAAGAAAAAGTCTGTTGTGATATTCGAACTTTGCACAACAATTATTGTATCATCTTGTGCAACTGCGAACACTGAAAAATAGTATGTTGTTGCGTCTGAAAGTCAAGAAACATTGTATCAACTTGATTGATATTGATTCTGAACAAGTTCTTCAACAGCAAGCGTTCAATCTGTGATTGAAGTTGGGTATCATCAAGTCTTGTATCTCACAACAGTCTTTTTTCGATTGCTTCAAAATACATCTGTTCGCTTTACGTTTACAACTTCATTTGTATCATCATTCGTCAGAGTCAGATTTTTCAATGTTCATTGCGTTGCATATATCAGAATTTCATTTTCTCACGAAAGACAGCAAGTATTTCAACACTTGTCTGTGTATTTGATATAATCAAGACGCTTGTCATCAAGTGGATCTGGCGCACAAAATTGAACTCACACTCAAATGTTTGCAGAATCAAGAGTTCAAAGCGTCTGGATCAGACATCAATCGCAATTATACGCATTTATACATCACGCATTCGCCATTGTTTTTTATTCTTAATAATTAAAGACTTTACAAATCAAACAACTTCAATCATTTCAATCACATCAATCTGCGACACGACAATGTCTTCAATCATAGTATGATGAATTCGGACATCATCACAATCACTTCAATCATTTTGAATTGTCGATTGTTCATTGTTCGATTGAATTTCAATATACAATCACAGAACATCATCAATCTGCTCAATTTCATCAAGGTCATCAGTTTGTTGTGTATGAACAATCACATCAATATCGTTTTCAACATCATCATTCTCATCAGTCTCATCATCTTGAACAAATCACTCAATCACGATTGTCGAATACTCTTGCAGAAAGAAACAATCAGAACATATTGCACACAGCATTTCATCAATTTCATCAAGGTCATCATCGACATCATCAACATCATCATTTTCATCATTTCAAAACTCAAAGTCATCATCTTCAAGCTCGATTTCAATCTCTGTTGATTGCTCATCAAGTTCATCAAATGATGAATCAGTTTCATCAGTTTCATCATTCTCATCAAGCTCACGAATATCAATGTCATCAATATCATCAATCTCATCAAGTTCATCGATAGCTTGCATTTCATCAATCTCATCAAATATTTGGTCAAGATTGATATGTATTACATCATCAAGTTCATCACGTTCAACCGTTTCAATATCTTCATCATCATCATCAACCTCATCATCATCAAGCAGGTGGGTTTCATCATTTTGGTCAACATCATCAATGTCATCAGTTGAATCAATCAGCTGGCGTTCGATATGTTTCAGTTGTTTTTCATCAATCTCATCAACAATCATCGCTTCACGGACATCAAACAGCTCATCAACAATATGAAGCTCATCAACATCTTGGACATCGGTCGCAAGATAGATTCTGAATTGTTGTTCAAGTAATATCATCAACGAAACAACAATTTCACGTGCATTGTCATCATCTCATATCAATCGTTCAGTGATTGATGAAACAGTTTCTCACTCTTATCACTGGGACTCACTGTTTTTCAAATCTGACTGTATATCATTCTTCGATTGTCAGATTGTTGAATTGATAGATTCTATTTGCACAAAGATAATAGAATCAGCATTCGTCAGCTGTTTCTGAATTGACTATCAAATCTCAATCGCTTCAATCTCAAAATATGCAGTTTCTATATCAACAATTTTCTGCAAGTTTATCATAAAGTTTTGCTCGCCAGTCATCACAACAAGAATCAAAGCAATTCGCCATATCAAGTGCATTGTTCAGAACTTGCGTATTGCAAGGACAATTCACTTGACTCAATCTTGTCTGAACTCAATTCAACAAAGCTTTTGAAACATATACTGAAATTCTTGCTCAACTTGTGAATGATTGTGGTGTGTTTCACATTTGTTTCGGCGAAGCAGTATCATTCATCACACATTTTTCATATCATCTCGTCAAAGTCAGTGTGTCTGTGCTGATTCACGAAATCAAAACAACTTCTCTTGCAGTTGCTTTTCATTCTGCATTCAACTGTTCGATTGTTGCGACCATTCACTGCGTGAACAACGCTCATTCTCAACTCTTGATTGCAACACTTGTTGCACTGCTCGACAAATTTGATGTAAGTTCTGAAAAAATTACATTGTTTGTCGGCATTGTTCACGTGTTCAGATTATACACTGCAAGCCAGATTGCGTTTGGGTTCAAGCAATATGTCGTCATTATGAAGTTCTACAAGTAAGTAAAGAAATTGGGTTGTCAGAAACACACTGAACACATCAATTGCTGTCTGTAAATTCTCGGTGGTCGAATTCATATCATCATATTGTCGGCGCACAGACGTTTGTCGGTGAATCATTATACAAACGCACACTTCATCATTGAAGCGTGTTTCATAGATTATCAACTCATTGTCGTGATGTGATGAATCATCATCATTTGCAATAGTGAACTTCAATGTTCGTATATGCTAACGGACAAATTGTTGTGTAATTGCTGTCGTTTGTAGCCATTATCTATTATAAATTATTGATAAAATTTTCCATATCAGTCAATCTACAATTCACACTGTCAATGCAAGCGTCAGCTGTGTTCAGATTGTTCAATTGTCTTGTGATTTCGTTCTGAATATCTGAAATCAATTCACTCGTCAACGTCAATGAAACAGAATCTCACGCAACAAAATTGAATGGTGATTGTTGCAATGTTTTTGGGTTTGCTGTATCATCAGCGACGCACTGTTCAAAACTTCTCACAATCGTCAAAACATTATCATCTCTTTCTGTGCATTTCACGATTTCTCTTTTCACACAGTTTCAATCGTCATCATAATGTTCAAGCGTCAGAATGAACGGTCAATTCACTGGGAATATATCTCAATCATTCACTTGCATTGTTGTTGCGTCAGAACTCAATGCAATCGCAAGATATGAATAAACGTTGTTTTCTGTTTTGTAATTCACGAACGCCATTTTTTCAAATTTTTATGAAATAAATTATTTGATAACTTTTCGCAATGTGTCTTCATAATCGATTGTGATTATTGCTTGATCCGTTTTGTATTGAATTTTGTTGATTATCAAATCATTCAATGTCGTCAAATCTGTATTCAGAATCGAAATCAAATCTCACGGCTTGATGTCTTCATAAGCATATTCAGAATTCAGAACAACTTGAATTGTTTGAAGTGGGTTTTTGTAATGTTCAATATATGCGTTTCAATATTGATTTTGTGTCGTTGCACTGTTCAAACTTGTATTGCTTTCATATTTCATCTTTCTTCAAAATGTTGAAACAGATGTTGCGTCAGTATAAGTTTGAACAGTTCATCAGTTTCTTGCAAGACGATATTCATTCACAAGTTCTTCAATGCTGTTTGAAACAGTGATTGAATTCACTTCTTCTCACAGATGAACAATGTGCTTTGTTCTCGTGCTTGGCAAAAATAAATCAAGATTTCATAATCAATCGACAATTCGATTATATCAGATTGCGTCTGCGATTGTGTCAAAACAATCAAAGCAATCGTTGTAATTTCGCGTTCGATTCTGTGTTGTTGAATCTGTTGCGATTGTTCATTCAGAAATCACATTCGCATAATATGTATTGAAGAATGTTCTGATTGTCTTCATCATATTTGCACAAGTCTGTGAATAGCTTCAATTTGTGTATTGGATCGCTTTCAAAAGACTTCAAACTCACAAACAAGTGAATGTTGTGTATTCTCTTGATTGTTCAGCTTTTCTTTCAATTTTTGATATGAATCAATAGTATATCTGTTTTCAGTCAACGTGTGCTTCATCATACAACCGAACTTTCACATATTCTCATCATTTATATGATGTATCTGCGAACGCATAATCTGTTTGAATGTTCAACTGTCATTGTCATCAATTCAATCAAGCAGAAAATGAAATTTCATTCAAAATGCTGTTCGGGTTGATTGTCTCTTTGTATGTTCAATCGACATTGTATGTCTTCACAACGTATGTCTTCATTATAGATAATTTTCATAATAAGATAAAGTTGCAGTATATGTTCATCAGTAATATATTTCAATTGGGTTGTCTCAATAATTCATCGGTCTGAAACTTCACACATATTCAACTTCTGTTCAGTTTACAGTTGCTTTCTTTGTCGTTCAGTCAAGTTTGATTATGTCTCAAACTGCATATGTTCTACTCGGCAACTGAATTTTGAATCAATTGACTTTATAATATACTGAATATGTTCACGCTGATTCAATTGCAATGCTCAATGTGAAATATGATGTTGCACGTCATAAATATCAGATTGAATATTTATACAATCAAGTCTGACTTGTAATATTCAATGATAAAGGTTTCAGACTGTGTGAATGTGGGTTTGTTGCTTGAAACGTCAGTTGAACATTTCACAATCGATTCACATTATATGAAACACGATTGAATTTCAATGATGTGCAAGTTGCGATCCATTCACGAACAACATCTCAACTTTTTATTCTCAAAGGTGCTTGAAGTGCTGAACATTGATATTTGATTTCGTCCATTAGTGCAAGAAGTTTCTCGTGAGTATCTTCTGTAATACTCAATCAAATATTGATTGTGTGTGTTCTGAAATATCTTCAAAGAACTCATCATCAATCTTGCATTGCATAATTGAACGTTTCAAAATCTATTTTTCACAAATCATCAGAATTGCAAGAAATCACTCTTGTCGTGATTCAGTTCGCAAGATTATATCAATTGAATGAAAATGTTGCATTTCACGCCATTATTTGTGCGTTTTCTCATTTTCATAGTAATCTTCCATTGATGATTGTTGTCATTGTTTATTTATTAAGCAATTCAAAAGTTTTTTTCGAGTTTGATTCTTCTCGTGATTTCATCTGCAATCGCTTGAATATCATTATCATTTCTCACAACTGCGCCATTGATATTGATTTCAATTCAGTTGTTGTTTGTGATTTGATTTGTCGGAACAATACTTCATTTCTGATTTGGCACGAATAATTCAGGTCAACGTTCTCACACGACATATGATTGTCAAGAATACACATCTCATCATCAAGCTCTGAAAGGTGATGAAACAAAATCTCGTGTTGAACTGGCTGCATTTGAAATTCAAGTTCAAATATCTCAAACAAAATTTTTGGCAGAATTCCACGCGTCTTTGATTGCATTCACAACTGACATCACAGCGTCTTTCAGTGCATTAAATTTTTCAATAACTCGGTCATAGAATTGTTGAATTCACTTTTTGATATTTTCTCGCGTTTCTCAAAAAGATTCAGTCAGAATTTTATCAATCTCAATCGCTCGATTCATACAAATATCTCAAACTTTTTCTCGGTCTCAATTCCAGATTGCTGTGAATAATTCAATCGCTGATTCTATTGTCTGAAAGGTCAATGAAATACCGGTCGCAATCAATCACAATGTTGTTCAAATTGTGTCGGCGATTGCTCACATAACTTCTTCAACATATATCATCACAGTTTCTCAATGTTTTTCTCGTCGTGCTTTCAATTTTTCAAGTCGTGGTCAGATTATTCTTTCAATACGTTCAACAGCGTCTTGTGTCTTTTCTTGAATTCATCATCGATTATTGATCCACGCAGTAGCAAGCAATGCAATTGCACCAGCAACAAGTCAAATCGGTCAAGTCAATAATGTGATTCAACTTGTAATCAATGGCAAAATTGCACTCAATCAAGACAATGCTCAAATGAAAGCAATTGCACCAGCAACAACAGTCGCAATTGTTGTCGCAAGTTCTGGGTTTTCTTCAACTCGTTGAGACAATTTATCAAGAACTGGCGTGATTGCACTCAATACTTTTTCAAGAATAGGAATGAAAGTTCTTCACAATGTTTCTTTGATATGGTCGAAACTATCATTCAGATTTGAAAGCATTCATTGATATGTTCAACTTTGTCTTTCCATAAGATTTTCAAACTTTCATCATTCACTTGTCATATTTATGAAAGCTTGTTCAACTTCTGCAAATCAGATTTTTCAAGCACTCACCATTGACTGAATTTCAGTTTCAGTTGTTCATAGCATAGTCGCAAGCTCTGAAAGAATAGGAACTCACATTTTTGTGAAATCACGCAATTCTGTTCAAGTCAATTTTCATTGACTTCTCACTTGTCAGAAATTATAAGCAAGTCTTGATAAATCAACTCACAATCAAGCAGAAACATCTCACAAAGATTTCAATGTAGGAATCATTTTGTCAGCGTCAATTCACATCGCAAGCATTTGTTTTGCACTTTCTCTAATTCACGTCAATTCAAATGGTGTTCTTTTTGCAAAATCAGTCAAATCTGCAAGCATTTTCTGTGCTTTTTCTCAACTTCACAACATAGTTCAAAAAGCAATTTCAGCTTGTTCAAGATTTCATCACAACGTCAAAACTTCATTTGAAAAAGTTTTCATTCAGCTCACAAGCGTTCTGCTGATTGCTAATCATCAAACTATTTTTCAGATTGAAGAAACTTGTCAATTGATTTTTTCAATTTCTTTTGTAGCTTCATTCTGTGCTTTTATCACTAACGAAAGATTATATTGTGTTGAATCAGCCATTGACTATTTTTTATTTGATAAAGCTTGCATTTTTGTTTTCTGTTCTGCTCTTTTCTGTTCAATGTATTCGTGTCTTTTTTCTTCTTGCAACATCTTAAAATGTAATTGCAACACAGTTTCATCTTGTTCATCAAGTTCTGACGGTGTGCAATGATATAATTCTTTTATCAATACATAGTCGCGATGTTCTTTTGTCATCTTTTTTCAATTCTTCAATGTTTTGATGAACTGATTGATGATTTCTTCACTATTTACTGGGTATTTTTATCTTTTCAATTTCTTCGAGAATTTTATTGTAATCACTTATTGAAAGCTGTTGAATCTGTTCTTCATTCAGATTTGTCATTGCTTTCACTAAATAATCATTTGCGTCTTGAATATTTTCGACATTCATTTCAACTCACTGCGTTGAAGCTGTGCTTGTATTAGCTTTTGCACCTTTGAAAAGAATTTTTTGAAATTCTTTGTCAATTCATCTTGTGTATGTTGATGTGAATTCAACTTCAACATCAGCTCAATTGATTTTTACTTTCATTTTCTCTTGTGATTAAATAATAAATGAAATCTCTTGTTTGAATTCGGCGACTACCCGGCACAAGAGAAAGAAAGCCAGCAGTCGCCGTTTATTATGATTCAGCTGGTTCGTCTGAATCTTCTGTATATTCAGCAACGTATGTTGCGTCAGCATATACTTTTGCAGAATCACTGAATTCTGGGCTTCGTCAAGTGAATGTGTATCATTCACGAGTTGGGTCTGTTGGTGCAGTTGCACATTCTCAATCATAGATTGATTCAGTTGCAAGAACTGTTTCTTCATCATAATCGAGAAATTTTATTGTGTGAACAGGAACATTCACCATATTGTCAACTCTTATTATTTTTGCTTCCATTGTTGTGAAAGTTTATTGAATAAAATTAGTATCAAGTTGAATTTCAGTTTATCAATACGATTTCGATTGTTGCACCGTCATCGTTTGAATATTGTCAACTGAATCACATTGTTTGTTTCACAATATCATTGTTTGCGTCTGTTTTCGTCCAGTCGTTCAATCATACTTTGAACAAATCAACATATATTGCAGAAAAATCTCAATCAGCGTTGTTTTCTGCATAGAAACGAACAGCTTTTTTCTGACTGTTCAATGCGTAATCGCGAAGCGTTGTGTCATCGAATAATGCTTCACAATCTCATTCAACACCGAACTGTTGATTATATAATGAATCAACATCTGTTGAACCGAAACATTGAA